GGGCATGTCTTATGTGTTATTTCAATTGCTTTGATAGGATCTATATTATCCAAGTTGGGAAAGATAAATTTATCTTTTATTTCCTCATCAACCACGCTACTATTATCTTTCATCACATAGTATAAGATTCCTAAAGAAATTATACCGATTACAATGTAAAATATTGTATTGTCAGAAATAGGTTTGGAATTGTCGAGGAGAGGTATTGATGGCATTGATGGTTTGGGTAGATCAATTAACGAAGGATGTTTCGCCATTTAATTTTTATTATTTAATTATATTTTAAATTTCAGATATAGACAAGGAATATTGCGTTTCGATCTAAATCATTTACTAGGAATAGTTTTTTATCTTCTTTTTCTTTTAAAGAATTCTTTAATTGTTCCCATGATTCTTCCGCCATCGTTTTTATTAATAATTCTCTATTCATAAAAAAAACATCCATTGTATTTTCATTTTCACTACATTTTAATCCTAAACATCCTTCTTTAAATTCATCCATCCCTCCGTCATGAATATTATTCAATTGTTCTAAGTTGGTGTTGATAAATTTAGAAATATAATCCGGAGTTGACGATACATTTTGAATTGATGTCATTTTATTTATTAATTATTTATTTATTAATTATTTATTTATTAATTTTTATAAACCTATTTTTCATCAATAGAATTCATAATTGCATGTTGTATTCCTTCTTCTTCATTCATCATCATCATCCTTTCCTCTTCAATGACCCTCCTCATTATTTGATTCATAATATTGATGGGTCTTAACTGGTAATTAACCCCATCAGCATTGTTATCGTCTTGACCTGGCGTAGTTAAGTTTGGTTCAGTATTCGTAGATGGTATTTCGGGCGGACTATCATTTAAATTATTCTTTTCTTCGGGAAATTCACAACGACATACAGGACAGGTATTGTTTCCTTTTAACCATGGTATTATGCCATCACATTCTTCTGTTTTATTTGAATGAAAATGATGAGGTTTCCCATTACAGGGTAATTTTATAACTATATCACCCTCTTTTAATTCTTCTAAACAAATAGAACATGTGTTATTATCATCATTATTATCTATAGTAGTTTCTTCGAGTCCCTCAAGGAATTTACTACATAATGGTTTCATTGTATTGCCTTGTTCATGAAAACTACGATTTAATAATTCATCATTTATATTGATGAAAGGTGGAATCATAAACTGGACGATGGGATTACTATTCATGGTATTTTCTCCGAGTTCATTACCAAGTTCATTACCAAGTCCATTACCAAGTTCGTTAATCATTTCAGCAATGATTTGTTGAATATTATTCTCCATTATGTTTATTCAACAAAATAATTCTTAAATATAATAAATCAAAAAAATATAATGGATATTAAGTATAGTGGTTAAAGGGAATAAAAATACTTAGCGATAAGGAAATAACTTACTGCTGAAATGATTAATGACGTTATCCATCTTTTTTTCATATGTAAATAGATATCTGCCCAACCATCTACTTGGTCTTTAGTTTTCAAATGGTATAACATTAATGTTGATTTGGGATAGATATAATAAAACCCAAGTTTAGTTACGAATACAATAGCAAAAAACTTACACACTTTGTATTTGTCTTTGGGAAATTTATATAAATAAAAAATACCCAATAAGACTCCTAATATCATCCCTAAAATGTATATCATTAATCTTTCATACACGATTTTCTGATATATTTTAGTTTGTTCTCCGTCGAGTGATGCTTGAAATTTAAAAAAAACTTCGTTTTTGTTTCCAATAAAATTCATAACAATACTCGTCAAAAGTAATGTAAATCCTACAATACAATAAAAATTCATTATAATACTTATTTTATTTATTTTATTTATTTTATTGTTTAATTAAGTCCCTTTTACGTGATTTCATTTCATTTTAATTCCATTCTAATTCTAATTCGAATTCTAATTCTATTCTATATAAGCTATCATATGTTAAATCATAAACATTTTCATTGATATCATTGATCTCATTGATCTTCTTAATCATATTTTTAATTGATCTGAAATATTTAAAATTCTTACTATTAATGAATAATCCATTATCACAGATTAAACAGTAACATTTTGAAAAATAATACTTTGATAATTCAAACTCTTCTTTATCATATGAACAATAAGCACATTCGTGTAGTTTTTGAAAATAATTATTAAGGACATCTTTTAATTTCATCACGACATCCATTATTTTCTTATTATCGGGATCAATCATTAAACATTGATGGTAATATTGAATACATTTTTCGTAGTTCCCTTTATAAAAAGAACAATATGCCTTATTATAGGACTTACGGAAATCACCTTCAATTTCTTTGATCATGTTGTTGTATTTGCTCCCCTCGGCAATCTCTAATGTCAATCCCATATTCTTTGAACAATTCATCTCGTAAGTCTTTAATGATATCTTTCTTTATTTTTTCGTATGAACAATCTAAAGAAATAATTAGTTTTTTGGGAACCTTTATAAATTCGAAATGATTTTCATTCATCTTTTAAAAACAAATACTAATTTATTTCAAATTTTTTAAAAAGGAAATAAAGGAAATAAAGAAAATAAAGAAAATAAAGAAAATAAAGAAAATATGAATAAGATATCCAGAAAAAACGCTTTTTCAATTTTTTTTTTAATATTTATTAATATAATATAATATAAATGAGCTATACGGAATTTATTATGCAAGATGCGGTTTGTAATTATTTAAATGCCAATGTCGACAAATCTGAAAAAATGTTATTATCATGTATTAACTATGATAAAATCCCATTAGACACTATTCCTGTTGACATTACGAGAGGCACTTGTAATGGTCGAGAAATTGTTGAAGGGTTTTCTTCTGATATGGGTATTGGAGGTGTTGGCTATGTTGAAGGTAATAAATGTCCTGTAGGCCATACGAAAGTAGGTGAAAAATGTATGCAAGTATGTAATCACTGCACATATGAAGATGAGAAAGGATATTTCGGAGACAATCAAGAATCAAATGATATTTGTGGGGTAACAGGTATGTTTGATGGTATTGATTATAATGGTTATGTTAAATGTAAACAGAATCCTTATCTAGAAAAAACAACAGGAGTACCGAAAAAATGTCCTCAAGTCTATCGCGCTGATTCAACATTTGATAAAATATCATCTTTTTTCAATTAAATAAACACATCCTGACGATTAACATTAAGATAGTGCTTAGAGGTCTTTGATATGACTTATACCTTATTACGGAACCTTCTTTTTTAAGAATCGTCCCGCCGACCATAACTTAATAAACCCTCCATTATTATAATATTATATATAAATATGTGCTTTAGTTTTGAAGTGAGTATTGCGACATTTTTATTCTCTTGGATTACATCAATTTATTTACTGAATAAAGGGCTTAATGGGATAAATAAACAAAACATAATATTTTTAATGATATTTTCATCAATTCAACTCGCTGACGCGGTTCTATGGTATAATAACATGGAAGAAAACAAAACAAATTACATGATAACTTCATTTATCATACCTTTATTGTTATCATGCCAAATATTATACAATGTTTATGGTATAAATGATAATAAAAATAATTTTATCTCGTTAATAGTTATAATAGGAATTATTTACATTTTTAATAGATTCAATGGATATTCTAAATCACTCTGTAATAATACATTATCATCTCCCATTTGGGGGTCTAAAGAAATAAAATTATGGGAATTAGTATTATTTTTGATTTTTATACTTTATCCCGATTATATGGGTATGTTAAAGGCTTTTATTGTATTGTCCCTGATTAAAATATTTATAGGAGGAGCATATGGTACATTATGGTGTGCCATAGCAAATTTAATGTCACTTTATTATTTATATAAATATTAGGCGTCAATTAAAATACGGATTAATTTAATTATTTGCGAAAATATAATATTAGTATTAGTATTAGTATAGCATGGGTAAGGTGAATGATTATAAAAATAAATCTGGGACTTTGAATCAAGACGACCTTGATCATAATCAACGTTGTCAAGATTTATATGAATTACAGGATAATAAATTGAAAAAGGGCATAAAAAGTAAGAAGGTATCTATAAAGAGAAAGAGTAAGCGGAGTAAGAAGAATAAAAGAACAAAACTGAGTAATAGGAGTAAGAAGAATAAAAGAACAAAAGTGAGTAATAGGAGTAATAGGAGTAAGAAGAATAAAAGGAAATATTTGAAAGGTGGATCTTCCGAATCTCAAATAGATAATATGGAGATTCTAAGGTATATTAATTCACTAGGAATTACTCTTCCTGAATATAATTTATTAAAACAAATTTCATCTGTAAATGGCGGACCAATAAGAAAATGGATGAAGTTCTTTGATCAATATCGTTCAAAAGGATTAACTTTACACGAAATCGTTGAAGCATATCAATTAGGAGGCATTTTAGAAATATGTGAAGATAAATGTGAATGTAGAGAATTAATAGATTCCAAAAAAGAAAGTATTATGTTAATGAGAGAAATGATGAAGCAAGAATTTTGTAAGGCTAAAAACGATACTGGTTGTGTAGGGATTACCTCACCCGAGTTTTTAAAGTTCTTACATTATTTTAGACCGCCCCCAGATTCAGGTGATTATCCTGATAATGAATTATTAGATTATGTAAGGTTGTGGAATGATTGTAATTGTGGTTCTCAAATAGATTACTCATCCCCTTCTGTTTGGAGGAATAAAATATCATTATAGCTTACTTTTATCACTCTTATCACTCTTATCACTATTATCACTCTTATTACTCTTATCACTCTTATCACTATTATCACTCTTATTACTCTTATCACTCTTATTACTCTTATTACTCTTATCACTATTATTACTATTATCACTCTTATTACTATTATTACTCTTATTACTCTTATCACTATTATTACTCTTATCACTATTATTACTCTTATCACTATTATTACTCTTATTACTCTTATCACAAAAAAAATTCATAATATTTGGTTCAAGCATGCCTCTTAGAGTGAGTAACCCTACTTTTTCACCTATATGGTATTTATTATTATTATTATTATTATATAATACTTGTGATAAGTTTTCATCAATGACTATTTGATTATATTCGCCATTAAATAAACAATTCAGTATATGGATTAAATTCATAAAAAATATCACCTTCTATTATATTCTATTCTATTATATTATATTCTATTATATTCTATTATATTCTATTCTATTCTATTCTATTCTATTCTATTCTATTCTATTTAAATATTACTTTTTACAAATAAGATACTGATTTAGAAAGGATTATCAAGTTCCCCAGAATCATCTGGTGTGAATCCACGATCATTGGATGTGTCTTGGGTAAATGGGGAATTACTGTTAACGTGTGTGAATCCACGATGGTTTGTGTGGTTTGTCATACTAGCCTTTTCAACAAATTCTTTCACAATGTCGCGAACAATATTCAGGGTCTCGTCTCGATTCTTTGTATTGAGTTCGACTGAAACAAGCACTTTTGATGTAGATTCAATATCGGTTTTCAAGAGTTCAAAATGAAGGCGTTGTAGACGGATCTTCTTATCTTCACAGATATTGATATTGATCTTATTCCCGTCGAGATTTTCATCTGAAAGAATGATCCGACCTTTAAGATCCTGGATGTTGGACCCCTTCGTTCCAATGAACTTGGGAATCATATGGTGATCCATTGCCGTCTTAAAGACATACTTCGTTGTAAACTGATTGGTATTCCGTTTCTTATGATCCCGATTCTTATGATCCTGATCCCGATTCGGGCGATCATCTCGTGGAATCCTCTCAACTTTCCCTAGGATATAGTCCTGTTGAAAGAGGATGTTTTTCTTAAGGACTTCAAGGTGTTCTTCAGAACCAGCCTTCATCAATGCTGATACTTCTTTTGTCTCTTGATCAACATTGATCTGGCAGAAGAGACCCGAAAGATCAACTCCATCACCCTTGTCGGGATTGAGTTCTCGCTTTGTCTTCCCAATGATGAACCGAATGTTTTTCCCCTTTGCGCCCAGGAAAGCGCCAATCTTCTCCTCGGGGACCTCCAGAACAACTTTCATTTCACTCATATTCTTTTTCTTTTTTCTTTTCTTTTTCCTTTTAAAAACTCTTTACTCTTTTCCTTTTAAAAACTCTTTACTCTTTTCCTTTCCTTTTATTCTTGATAAATTGAACCAAACCAAAGTTTCAAATTTTTAGAATTATTCAATATCATAGTTCGTTAAATCTATATATCCTTCATCATCAAAGAGACCATAAAGGTGGTCGTAGATTTTAAAATAATTAATAGTATGTTTATTCCAGTAATTAATCTCAAGAGAATGATATTCTCTCAACATTAGGTTTTCAGTAATGAACTCTTTTTCTGTAATATATAATGGTAAATCATTATTCTTAACATATCCCTTACAAAATGAACACTGACACCCCATAATCCATTTTTTATTCTCTGGTAAAGTATTAAATTCAAGATGTAGGAAATGAATGTTTTCAAAATAAACCTTCCCAAATTCTTTATCCAGATTTTCTTTGTAAGAATACCAAAAAGGTCGGTAGATTGTTTCAAGTGATGTTTTCTTCCAATAATTTCTCATTGTTCTAAAATAAATTTTTGTTTGAATACTATCACCTAGTTTCTCAATATTTTTTGTTAAGCTAAGATTTTTAATTCTATTTTTTTCATAATCAGATAAAAATGTATTAGTCCCCTTATTTTTCTCAATCTGTTGAATCTTTTCCCTGAAATCTTTCGCATAATCATTTTTTTGTAGGTTTTCATAATATTTTTCTTTTTCTTCTTCGTTCTGTTCTTCTTTTATTTGTCGTTTTCTTTTGTTTATATTCATTTTCGCTTCAACATTATCTTTTTCCATAATAATAATAATAATAAATAATAATAAATAATAATTTTAATATTTTAATATTTTTATATTTTTAAATATAATAAGTAGTTATAATGGATAAAGGTATTGTTCATAAAAAACCCAACCCCGCTGTTTTAATCGGTGGAGTTGTCTTAATTTTATTAATCTGTGGAATAACTGGTTATTTCTTAATGGGTAGTGGGGATCAATATTATTATTATATTGATTTTGATAAAACATATGTTCAGAGTAATTTATCAGATTTCAAAACAAAATTCAAAGATGATGTGAAAACATTATTAAATGATGATGATGATGATGATGATGTTGAAATCGAAGACATTACAATTTTAGATGATTCAGTTCTAAAGAATAAAGATAATAATTATGCTTTATATTTCAAAATTAACGACGGAGATTATTTAGATAAAAAAGTCACTGATAATATTATTTCCGGAACACCCTTTCCAACATCAGATATGAATGTTGATACTATAAATTCACACGAAGGTCCATCAAGTAGTAGTGATTGTGGGGATTATGATGAATCCAATTGTAGTTCAGATCAAGTTAAAAGAGATCACCCTTCAACATTTATCTGTGCGGGCGATGATTGTGTTAAAGAGGAATGTTGTGTTGCTTCAACACCACCAGAGGTTGATTGTGTGCTTGGCCCCGAGAAAGTTCCAGCTGATTGTACTACTGGTTGTGGCACACTAACGCAAACGATAGCTACTCCAGCATCCGGAGGCGGCACTGCTTGTGGAACACTAGGAACACACGATTGTCTACCAGGTGAGGGTGATTGCGCTTTTTCACTCGCCCCTACTCCCCCGACATGTGTCTCAGCGCAAATCCTCAGCCAAGAAAGTGTCGGAATATGTAACATTAGGTTTGATACTACATCTTGTTCAGATAATGATAAGTCCGCATGGGATAATGCGCTGATGGTGTGCAATATGGACGTGCACAGCGCAACGAATGCTCCAGCATGTATTAGAGACCAATTCATAGCGGCGGATGTTGGTTCACATATATGCGATTTAAATCCGATAAATACTGATAATTGTACTCAGCAAGTTAGACATTCAATACAGACCGGGATGGCTGTAGTATGTGGAGCAGGGACAGGGACAGGAGGGGTGGAGCAAGGTCCCCCGACATGTGTTGGTTTTGATTGTGCAGATTCTTCAAATACTTTAAGAGCAGATTTCGCAAACTATGAGTGTGGTCAAACACCTTGTAATCAAGATGAGTGTTGTAATGTTGACCCAGTGGAGGGCGCTGCCGCCGGAGGTATAGGTGGTCCATGTGACGGCACAGAACTGGTGGTCGATGCGGATATGAATATGATGTCCATCGTGTCAGGTAATTGTGACGGCACCGGTGCCAAATTAACCTGCCCCCACTTCCAGTGTAAGGGCAACTACCAGGGAGGCTCCATCACATGTGACAGTTCAGGTTTGTGGGTTGTAGAGGCGTGTTCTCCAACCACACCCAAGGATACAGGAATCGCAGAGAGGGTAAAATCTCCTGTCGTGCAGCTGCCGCCACCGCTAGTAGAGCCGCCATCGGGTCAGGTGGACTCAACGGCTTCAGGGGAAAACTTTACTACTTCTGTTGTTAAACAACCTACTAATAAAGTTGGATATGATACTTATAGGGTTAGTATAGAACTTACCGGAAATGCTAGTAATGTTTATGCATTATTTGGCGATGATACCGTCTCCCTAACAGCTCCACCCTCCTTTCAAGCAGCGCGCGGTTTTGGAGCGGATGTTGGAGGGGTCAACCCGGCGTTTTCTGGGCAACATTACTCACAATTTGATTCCTGGTTAACATTAGGTATGACGGACGCGTCGGCACCTACAGCAATCAATTCTATTGGAATCGATTTTGATAGTTGGACTGAGTCTGCTGGATTGGATGTCCGTAACGGTGCTGTATTCTGGATGGATCCGGCTCGTGGTCCTAGTGGTGGTGAACAAAGTGGCAGTGGTATTGT